ACTGAGGCAGTAGATGACTATTGGCATCAGGTTAACCCGCAGTCTGACAACGGAGCACACCACGCTATAAGGAAGATATGGGGAGTCATTGGACCCTCAGTCATGATTCCAGCTGCTACTATACCTAAATTAGCTGCTATGCCTTTTGCAGCACACATACCGGGAGCAGCTAAAACAACAGCTGCTTTCGCTGCAACTATGGGTATAGATGCCGCAGTATTTAATAGTTCAACATCTTCTTATGATGAGAACGCAGCTAAAGCACTGAACGATATGTTCGGTTGGAACTTACCTGGCGCTACACCTGAAGGTGCTGGACCAGATGAACGGTGGAAATATAATCAGATGGAGAACATGGGATTCTCTGCTGCAGGTGGTCTTATACAAGGCGCTGCTGCGTTAAACACTTGGAGGAAAGTACTCAAAACACGTCCTAAGGAGAACAAATATGCAGCATCTTGGGTGCATAAATGGGATGTACAGAGGTGGAAGTTAAAGGTTGATGGCCCTCCAGCACCTGGAACACAGATTGAATGGGATCCTGCTATTGTAGTCGTACCTAAGACAACTGAAGCAGCTGAAGGTTTGGTAAGGAATGCTGAAAACATTGCACAGCAAACTATAAGCCCTGAACTTAAAGCGATAGATGATCAGATTGATCAACTTGGTTTACTTGATGAACTAGGTGAAGCAGAAGAACTACAGTTAGCTGAACTAGTAGCACAGCGTGGTCGCATTGAAGTCGATGAAATGCCACTTGATCCATTGACTCGTAACATCAACGAAGCTGCTAACGCTAGAGCGAATGCTTTAGCCGATGAAGCTGCTGAACACATACAGACTAACCAAGGTGAATACGATCCAATCCTACATGATCCTGCAGAAGCACAGGCTAAAGCAGTATCAATTAACGGACCAGCTGACCCATTAGGGGCTGTTGTAGATTACGCTAGGATCGGTGAAAACATGGGCACCACTAGAGGGCAAGCTAGAGCTGTCTTACCTACTAAAGGTATGAGAGCACTGCTTAATGCTCCTGATGGTACTGCTAGAGGAGAAATACTAGAAGAGATAGTTCAAGCTGTTGAACCTAGTAGAGAGATGACAGCCGTTATTGAAGGCGGTAGATGGAAGATTGAATCACCTAAATTCATTGAAGGTGCTAATAAGAAGGTAGCACAGATAGCAGGAGAAGATCCTAAAGAATTTGCTGATGCATTAAATAAACTAAAGAAACAAGGTCAGTTAGGTGTTAAAACTGTATCTGATGAAGAGTTTATTGAATGGTCATTAGCAACACAGACGATATTCAGAGACTTTGATCCTGATAAACTAAGAGCTGCAGCTTTAGTCACTCAACAAGCTGCTGATGGTGCAACCAATGCAGCTAATGCCGCTATGGTATTAGATGGGGTTACAGATACCACAAGACAACTGTCTAACATGTATGACAATTTAGGTGTTGTCTTGAGAGAAACAAATACTATACGTAGTCTTTGGGGGTATAAAGGTCAGCTATTAGATATGGCTAAAGATGGTAGAAAGCTTGATCCAGAAGCGTTAGCTAGATTAGCTGATGATGTAGATAACATACACGCAACATCACAAATGAAAGCTACTCAATTCGTTGACGAGATGAAGCGGATTTCGACAGAAGAACCAGAATATCTCAAAGCTTTTACGAAGGCTTATGATTTCACTGGTGGTAATGTTGACGATATAACTAAGTTAAACGAATGGGCAGCTAAAAAGGTAAGCTGGACTAAAGCATTCGTGGACTTTGATCCTAAAACACCTAGCCTATGGGCACAGGGTGTGCGGGGTATTATGTATAACTCCATGTTAAACGGTCTAGCACCAGTAAGAGCTTTAACTGGTAACGCAATGCTTACTATAGGTAAACCAGTCTCAGTACTTACTGGATCTGCTTTTGAAGCTGTAGGTGAGGTTGCTACTACTGGTGGATTTGTATCTACTAGAGCACAATTAAAGCGTGCCTTATATACGTATGGAGGTATTACTGAAAACTTCCAACGTGCGTGGGGACATGCAATGAAGGAGTGGGACTTTGTAGTTAAGAACCCAGAACAAGCTATGCAGAGAGGACGTCACGACGTTACGTTTGCTACTTCTGATTCTTTTGAAGTGTTAGAAGATATGGCTGAAGGATGGCGTAGAGATGGTAAGTTTGGAGAACTATTCTTGCTTAACATGGCAAGAGGAATGTCCTTCTACAATAACCTAGGTATCAGTAGGTGGGGTGTTAATTTACTACACACCATTGACGGGTTTACGAACTCAATGATGGCTAGTGGTTTTGCTAGAGCTAGAGCTTACGATGAATTGTTTAAAGCTAACGGTGGTGTAACTATCGGTAAAGACTTCCAACAGGCATTCGCTAAAAGGCAGCAAGACTTATATTCCACTGCTTTCGACAGTACTGGTTTAGTTACAGATGAAGCAGTTAAACACGCATCACAAGAGATAGCACTGAACCTAGATAATGATGCGATTAAACTACTGAATCAAGTTATTGATCATGTACCAGCACTTAAACCACTATTCATGTTCCCTAGAACAGGTGTTAATGGTTTAACTATGGCTTGGTCTTATAACCCACTAAGTGGTTTAGGGATGGCTATCGGTAAAGCACGTAGAACATTTGAAGCTATAACACCTCAGATGAAAGATGCAGTGCTACGTGAACATGGTATCACTGAATTCAGTGAAGCAGCTTTCCAAGCTTTGAAGAATGAGTATCGTGGTAGACAGTTAATGGGAGCTGGTGTCGTTATGGCTGCAGGGATGTTTGCAGTGAACGGTAACCTCACAGGTAATGGTCCACATGATGCTAATGAAAAGAAAGATATGCAGAGATTAGGATGGAAGCCATTAAGTATCCGTATCGGTGGCAAGTGGCATAGTTATAGAGGTATGGAACCTTATCAACAGATCCTTTCACTTGTTGCTGATGCAGTTTATGTCAGTGAGAGGGTAGACCAAGCTTGGTCAGAAGATATCTTTAGAAAGATTGGTTATGCACTTAGTATGAACGTAACTAATCAAACATTCCTTAGTGGACTATCACCTCTTGCAAACCTATTCAAACTGAACAACGAAGGAGCTTGGCAGAGATTCGCTGCACAAGTAGCTAACCCATTACTACCACAAGCTGGTGTAAGAAGTATACTTAATAAAGCAATCACACCTCAACTTAAAGATGTAGAGACTGAGTTCTGGGGTTACATGAAGAACTACAATAGATTCCTTTATAGTGGTAATGAAGACCTGAAGGATCAATTAGATGTATTCACAGGTCAACGTGTTAACTATACTGACCCTATGACAGCTGCTATCAATTCAGTACTACCTTTCTTTAAAAGTAATGGTGGTACAGAACCTTGGAGGCAGTGGTTATTAAGTACAGGATGGAATGGATTAAATAATCTACGTACTAATAAACTTACAGGTCAACCTCTTACACCTGATGAACGTTATTTCATTAATAATTGGGTTGCTAAGCATGCAGGATTAAAGAAACAAGTCCAACAATTGATGGTTGAGGAGAAGAAGGGTAAATACATTCAAAAGTATGTAGATGCTCGTGGTCAGAAGAAGCAGAAAGAAATGCCAATTAGTAAAACATACATACATCAACGATTGGACCGTATGATTGATAGCGCTTTTAACGCTGCGTGGCATGCTCTTGAACTTGAGCATGAATCCTACTACCACGTACCTATACTAGAACAATTTAAAAAGCAACAACTAGAACAAAGAGATCCACAAGGAGCAAGCGAAACATCAGATCAAATACAACAGCTATTACAAGGTAGACAACCATTAAATTAGCACTATGGCAACAACCAAAAACACATATACACAGAGTGGTTCGACAACGGACTACTCCTTTACATTCCCATATATCAAACAATCCGACGTTAAGGTAAGCCTCGATAACGTCGTGAAAACATTAACTACAGATTACACGTTTGCTAATGCTACAACAGTTAGCTTCAACTCAGCTCCAACTGCTGGAGCAGCTATTGCCA